CGAGGACGGTGTCGAACCCGGCGATGTCGAGCGTCGGCGCGAGCAGCTCGCGGACCGCCCCGGCGATCTGCCGGCCGAGCTGAACGTCAGGCGGCTCCGGCCGGGTCCAGACGTGGACCTGGGCGATGATCTCGGAGGACGAGGCGCATTCGTCGCTGTCCTCGATGATCTGGTCATCGCCGATCCGCAGGAACGGCAGCGGCGCGTTCTGCGGCACGACCCCGTAGATGCGCGCGGTCCCGTTCGGGAACAGCCCGGCGAGCGTCGCCGAGCCCCGCAGGGTCGTATCCTGCGCGGTGTGGAACGCGGCTCCAGGGTCCATGCTCAGCCCTCGGTGGCCCCGGTCGCGGCGATAGACTTGACCAGGGCTCGTTGAGCCCGAAGCACCCGCAGGCGGGCCCGCTTGGCGATCACCACCTTGGCCGGGAACCAGAAGGGCTTGCCGGGCGTGTGTGAGCCGTCCTTGTTGCGGTGGCCCCACTCCAGGTGCGCCGGGTACGGATAACCTATGCCGGCCCCGCCGATCTCGACCTGAGCGCCGAGATCGCCGTAGTCGGACTGGCGGAGCGTATCGACCAGATGCCCGGCGCGTTCGTCGCCACGCGGGATCACCCGGGCGACGGTCGAGGCGAACTCCTGGGCGTTCTTCTGGTTCGCCGCCTTGATCGCCATGAAGGCGTCCGGGCCGGCGAGCCGCAGCAGGCGGGCCTTCAGCTCGTCAACGTCAACCAGCTTCGCTGAGATTGTCATCGCGGTATCTCGTGGCCATGACCGTGACGACGGACGCGAGTTCATCGACCGCGACGGCGGTCACCCCGAAAGGCCAGTTCAGCCAGACCGCCCGCCAGTCGGTGTCGATCTGCGCCGTCAGCAGGTTCAGCCGCATGGTGATCTCGACCGGCTGAACCCCGGTGATCCGGTCATCAACGACCTCCTCGCCGGTCGGCCGGGCCGGCACCCGCGCGCCGCCGGTCCGCGCCTGAACCCGGGCAGGGGTCGCAAACTGGTCCGTCCAAGGACCAAGAGCGTCGCCGTTGGCGTCGAGCGCCCGGCGCTGAAAGGTCACGCTCTCCCGGAGCGTCCCGGCGAGCCCGGGATTCCGCTTCTGCAACATCGTGCTAGCTCCCCGGACGGCGCGGCGGTTCGATCTCCTCGGCGTCGCCGTCGCGCACGAGCGCTTCGCCCCAGGCGCGCTTGGTCAGAACCTCGGTCCCGGCCTGGAACTGGATCGCGAGCCGGGGCAGCCCCGGCGGCCGGACTCTCCGGTCCCGGAGAATGCGGACCCACATCGGCTACAGCGGAACCTCAATCCGTCCGATCAAGCTCAACAGGAAGATGATCGCGATCAGGGCGACGATCGCGGCGGCCACCCACTTGAACTGAGCCGGGATCGGCATCTGCCGGACCACCCACCAGACGATGGACAGGATCAGCAGGCCGATCAGCAGCGTAACGAGCAGGCCGATCATGGCGGGCCTCCTAGGCTAGGGCGGGATCGCGCATCCGCGTCAGGGCTGAGCAGACCGGGTCCGACAGCAGCGCGTCGTCAGGCGTCCGGCCGTCATAGAGGCTCGTCAGGACGATCAGGATTATCCCCTTGACCAGCGGCGGGCAGTTGCTCGCGTCCCATGGCGTCGGCGCATAGGGCGGGTTCGGCATCGGCCCGAGCGGGCTCTCAGTCGGCGCGAACGGGGACGGCCGGAGCGGGTCGGCCGGATTAAGCTCCGGGTCCGGACGCTTGAGGTAGTTGATCACGATCGCCGAAGCCTGCTCGGCCTTGGCCATGACATCGATCAGCTCCTCGGCCGAGATCGCGGTGGACTGAAGCCGAAGCTGGTCGAGCGCTTCCTCCTGGGTGACGAGCGCGGCCATCAGGCGTGCGCCTTGATCTGTGGCCCGGCGAAGTCTTTCCCGTCCCGACCCCGCTTGACAGCCAGGGTCCAGGCGTCGCCTTCGCCGGGCCGATCGGACGTGACTGCACCACACACCCACGCCGAGCCGCCGAACGTCGTCGTGTCGCCGGGCAGATACGTTCGGCCGACCTCGTAGACTCCTCGATAGACCATCGCCGGCATAGCCAGTTCGAAGGTCGACTCCTGCTCTCCCCGGGAGAACCGGATGATCAGCGTCCGGCCGTCCGCCGCGAGCGAGCAGCCGAGATCATCGAACCCGAGCCCGGGCGCTCCGGCGGCTCCCGCCGCGCCGTCCTTGCCGTCCGTCCCGTCGCGGCCGACCACCTTCCCGGCGGAGATCGTCCCGCCGCCGCCGAGCGCGAGCACGAGCGATCCGGATTGATCGATCAGCGCGCTCGTGATCGCCCGCCCTTCAAGCTCGCCGATCCGCCGCTCAAGCGGCCCGAGATCGGCCGGAGCGGCGTCCTCGCCGGGAGAGCCCGCGACCTTGCCGGCCGAGAGCACGCCGCCGCCGCCCAGCGCCAGGATCAGGCATCCGGATTGATCGATCAGCGCGTTTGTCACCGTCCGGCCTTCAACGGCCTCTAGGCGGCGCTCCAGAGCCCCGAGATCGGCCGGAGCGGCGTCCTCGCCCTTGGCCCCCGGCGGACCGACAACAGGCCCCAGCACCCGCGTAGAGCCGTCCCCGTGGGTCAGCACCAGCGCGCCTTCCCGGTCGATGAACGCGCCTTTGACGGTGGTTGCATCGATCCGGGCGGTCAGCTCGCTCTCAAGCCGTTTAAACTCGCCGAGAACCCGCGAGCCGAGATCGGCCGCGAGCCGGGCGGCGATAGCTTCCATGTCAGGCATTCAGGGCCTCCATGAACGAGCTGCCGAAGGTGTCCGCGAAGGCCTTCGCCGCCGCGTCGGCCGCGTCGGCTTCCTCGTTCGGGTCCGCCTCGTCCTGCGGGGTTTCCGGATCGCCCGATGACGGCGGCGCGACCGATCCGGCCGACGCGGTCGGCGGTGGCGCGGCGTCGCGCTTGGCGAGCGCCTCCAGGCTGTAGTTCTGCTGCTGGGCGATCGGGCTGTCACCGCCATCGACCGGCGGCAGGTCGAGCTTCGCCCGGGCCTCGTTCGGCGCGTAGATCACGCCTTTGACCCCGTTGGCGAGCACGGTCATCTGCGTGACCGAGTCCATCCGCAGCAGATTGTCGATATCGAACTCAGTTCCGAGCCCGATCGGGCACTCAAGACCCTCGTCCAGGCATAGCTCGGCGGCCTCGATCAAGGATTGCAGGCATTGAGAGTAATATTCGACGTTCAAGGCCTGGATGTTGTTATAGGTCGGCATCGTGCCGAGCCCAATCTTGTACGGCGGGACGTGGAAAACCGAGCAAACCACGTCGGCCGTCCACTTGAGTTGATCGATCAACTGGCTCTCAGCCGCCGTAAGGGCCAGGCGCTCATACTTGAGCCCGTCGCCGAGCACGGCGACCCGGCCGGCGTTGTCGCCCGTGAAGTTGGTTTCCCAGGCGAGCTTGAGCCGGGCGGCGGTGTCGTCGCCGATCGCGCCGGGAGCGGTCAGGACTCCGCCGGGCTGGCTGGCGTTCCGGAAGAACTTCGCCGCGCCGGCCTGGATCGCGAGCCCTTGCGCGGCGGCATAGCCAGCCGCCCAGATAGGCGAGGTCCCGATCAGCGGGTGGAACAGGCAGTTCATCCGGTCATGGATGATCTCCCGGGCCGGGACCATCACGTCCGGCTCCGGCCAGCCGAGCATTCGCGGCGCGTGTAGCTGGTAGAAAATCGACCCGTCAGAGGCGACCATCGGAATCGTCCGATCGGGGTTCAGGAGCACGAGCCCGGTCACCACGTTGCGGTTGTCCCGGAGCTTGAGCACGTAAGCGTTGCCGCGCGTCAGCTTCGACAGGAAGTAGCTTTCCCAGAACTGAATCCGGGTCTGATAGGTGTTCGGCTTGCGGAGGACTGGCGAATAGGCCGGGCTGGTCGTCTCCGCCCAGATATCGTCATCGTCCTGCTCGACCAGCTTTATCCGAAGCTTGGCAAGGTCCGACGCGATCAGGGTGATGCAGGCGTAAACCGCGAAGTAAGTCAGGATCGTCTCGCGGTCGAGCACGACGTTCTGCTGCCACGCGCCGGGGTAGCTCTCGAAAATCCGGAGCCAGCCGCCGCCGCCCATGACGGCTGCGGGTTCAAGATCGGTCGGCCGGACGTTCGGCGCTGCCGGTCGGGGAGTCGGCCCGAGCGCCCGGCTGAACAGCTTGGGGAGGCGCATCAGCGATCCGAGTGCTTCGGGTGGGGCTTCGGCTTGCTCAGGAAATGGCCCTCCGCGCCCTTCTCCGGGCCCGTAGAGGCTGGTTCGGGTCCGGCCGGTACGGCAGGGCCCGAAGATGCGTCAGCGGCCTTGGCGGGCTTCTGCGGGGTCGGCTTGGGCGGCGGCGGGCGGAGCTGCGCGGCGACCCGCGCATATCGGGGATCGGCGGCGAGCCGGTCGAGCAGGAGTTGATCGCGGGCCGTGAGACGGCGGGTCTGATAGGTCGGCATCGGGGAAGCTCCAGGCTAGGAGAGAGGCGTGCGCCCGACCCCGGCTGAGGGGCCCGTCAAGCCGGGCGCACAACCGGCGGACCCTACGGGGTCACCGGCAAGTCGCCCCAATGCACGCCGTTGAGGACCACGACAGCCTCCGGGCGGCGCGGCATCCAGTTGATGGTCCGCTCGGCGCGCAGGCCAACGCTGTTGGTCTGCCAGAGCGAAACCACCTGGGCCGGAACCGGCGGCGCGGGGCCAGAGACGCCGGTCGGAGCGTCGGACATCTCCAGCGAAGCCTCCCGGCTCATATCGACCGCGAAGCCGCCCTCATCGCCCAGGTAGATTTCCCGGGCGTTGACCAGGATCACCTCGTCAGGCGCGACCTGCTTGACGTAGTCCGACGTGATCACCGGGAAGCCGAGCAAGGTCCCGCCGTTCTGGTCCAGGCCGGGGAATTCCGGCTGACCCAGGAGGTTGACCATCATCCCGAGGCTGACCGCGAGATCGGCCGGCATGATCCAGACGCCGCCGCTGAGGCTGTTGTTCCCAGCCATGTAGGCCGCGAACATCGCCTTCACGTCCGCGCGGATCGCCGCCGCGTCGTCGCCCTGGCTCGGGA